GATTTTTCTGTAGCAGGACAAACACTATCAGTAGGAGCATCATCAGATCTTAACTACACAACAGGTGTAGAAGACTGGGAGTGGGAACTAACACCATCAGCAGGTCTTACAGCTATGGGTCTAGGTTTCACAATGGCTACAGACATTGACATGCTAGAACTAGACGAGGGAGACATCTTTCAAGGTCTAGACTTTACTGTAGACTACACAGTTCCTAGCACAAACATTAGCTTATACACTGAAGTATCAACAGACTCAGACCTAGAGTTTGGTGACGTAACAGTAGGGGCTACGGTCAGTTTCTAATGTGGATAGCATTCATGCTTCTCTGTACTGGACCCTCTGCATTATCCTGTGAGGTAATGGCAAAGACAGAAGCAACATTTCCTGCAGAGCAAGCATGTATTCAAGAAGCACTAATAGTAGCTAGGTACTTTCAAGAACAAGGGTATCTAGCAATACCAGAATGTAAAAAAATAAATATGGGAGTTTCATTATGAGAGTAATTAAATGGTTTGGAAGATATTTAAAAAGAATTGCATGTGCATTATTAAATATTAAATGCGGTGCAGATTGTAACTGTAAGGCGTAGGGCTATGGCTTTATCAAAACAAAATAAAACTAAAGTTAAGAAAGTAATTAAAGGTTTAAAAAAAGCTGTTAAAGCTCACGCAGGACAAGCAAAGGTTTTAAAGAAAGTAACTGGCATGTCTAAAGGTGGTAGTACTGTAAACAAAGCAGGAAACTACACAAAACCTGGAATGAGAAAAACTTTGTTTAACTCAATTAAATCTGGAGGTAAGGGTGGAAACCCTGGTCAGTGGTCTGCTCGTAAAGCTCAGATGTTAGCTAAACAATACAAAGCCAAGGGTGGAGGCTACAAGACTTGAAAGCTCCTCAAAAATCTCTTAAGAAGTGGAGTCAGCAGAAGTGGAGAACTTCTGATGGATCTCCATCTAAAGGTAAGAAGAGGTACTTGCCCGACAAGGCTTGGAAAGCTTTAAGTCCTGGAGAAAAGGCTGCTACTAACAAAGCCAAAGCTGCAGGAAATAAAAAGGGAAAACAGTTTGTTGCCCAACCAAAAGGGGTTGCAAAAAAAGTAAAACCGTATAGAGCTAGTAAAGGCGGTTTAACAAAGAAGAGAAAATAGATGTCATTTCTTACTAGCAGCATACCGTACTTCAAAGCATGGGTACGTAGAGAATACACGAAGAACTTAGAAGAATACCACGGAGAGTTTTTACATTGTATGGTCATAGGTGTAACCACCATGCCAAACAGAACGTTAAGCTTTCAAGTTATTTTTACAGGCTGTGAGTCTGATCAAGATGATAGCCCCAATATACATGGTGGTGCAATGTGGGCAAGGATGCCTCTTACAGCACTCGTGGCAGATACCCCCCTTGAGGATTGGCCTACAGAGTTACCACCATACTTAGCACAACCCTGGGATTGTATGTCTCATACTCACTCAGTATATAAATTAGAAAGAGCTAGTCCTGCTCCTTGGATAGCCAAGGTAGATGGGCAGTTCTACCCTGCAAAGTACTACTTCACTGTTGACTACACAGATAACGAAGTAGCTGATGACCCTGCACAACATAAACAATCTCATGTACTGGAGTTGTTAGATGCAGGTGAATACACAGGTAACATGGTTGCGTTGCCCAATAATAGAGTGAGAGTAACTCACCCTGCTTGGTTTGAGACAGGTCAAGGTGCACCAGACTTTAGACCAAACCAACACATATATAATTCAAAAGAAGACGTAGACTATGTATGGGATACGCAACGAGTATTTAACAATCTATATAGTGAGGAAGAACAATGATGAAGAAAAAGGGTTATGCTAAAGGCGGCATGAAGAAAAAAGGTTATGCAGCAGGAGGGTTAAAAGCTCCTGGCGCAGGTAACACAGGTCTTAAGAAACTACCTACTGAAGTTCGTAACAAAATGGGTTACATGAACAAGGGTGGTATGTCTATGAAGAAAAAAGGTATGGCTAAAGGTGGAGCTAACATGAAGAAGAAAGCTTACGCTAAAGGTGGTAAAGTTGCTATGTACAACGTAGGTGGAATGGTTAAGTCTTCTGGTCCTATGAACACAGGTATAGCTAAACCTAAAAACACTTACAAGTAGGATATAACAATGGCTGTAACATTACGTAAATATTTAAATGATAAACTAAAGGAAAAAGGTTTATCTGTTAAACAAGCTAAAAAGAATGCAGGTAAATACAAAAGTATTGCTGCAGCTAAGAAAGCAGGGTCACTTTACTACACAGATAAAAATGGTAAAGTGATGGCTGCTGTATATGCAGAAGATCTTAAAAAACCTATTAAACCTAAAGCAAGGCCATCAAGCGGTAGCATAAAGGTTGAAGTTCTTGTTGGGTCTATGACAAAATCTGAAGTTGCAGATGCAATATCTAAAGGAAAGAATCCTATGAATCTTGCAAAGGCAGCTAAAAAGAAAAAGGCTACAAAAAATAAAAAAGGTAAACCTATGAATTTTTCTGGTAATTCTAAAGGTGGTATGGCTAAGAAGGGTAAAAAATGAAAATAGAAGATAACAAGGTTGTAGATCAATATGGTGCTGTTCTTGCGGAGTATATCCGTGGAGAATGGCACTCTAAAGATCCTGCTGTTCTTGAATTTGTAAAAGGGGCAGAAGAAGTAAAGGTACGTGCTCGTAATGAAAAGGGTCAACTTGTTGGAGATGATCCTTCTACCCCTGATGTAAATGAAGCTTGGACTACAAAGCTAGTCAAGAAGGTAGCAGATAAATCATAACGGAGTTGCATTTTTATCACTACTATGATATAACTACTTGAATATAACTATCCTCACCCAGTTAGGGCTAACATAAACAGAGGATAGAAAATGTTTAAAAGATTATTCAACAGAATTGTAGAAGCAAGAACAGAGTCAGCTAGACGTAAGATTGCACGATTGCAACTTTACAGAATGACTGACAGAGAGCTACGAGACTTAGGCATAGGCAGATGTGATATAGAAAGAGTTATACTAACAGGTAAAGCTCTTTGAAAAACACAATCAGTTCTTTAATGATACTAGGAGTACTTTGGGAGGAGGCTCGTGGACCCAGTAACAATTATCGGTGGAGCTACCGTAGCGTTCAATGCTTTGAAGAAAGGCTTCCAGTTCGGAAAAGATCTTCAGGAGATGGGTGGTCAACTAAATCAGTGGGCTAGTAGCATGAGCGATCTATCCTACTTAGAGCAGAAAAACAAGAACCCTCCCTGGTGGAAAGCTATGGGAGGTTCTGTTGAAGCAGAAGCTTTAGAAATATTCACTGCTAAAAAGAAAGCTGAAGCCATGCGAAAAGAGTTAAAAGACTGGATCAGTTTTACATATGGACCATCAGTTTGGGATGAGCTTGTAGCCACTGAGGGTAAGATACGTAAACAAAAAAAAGAGCAAGAGTATCGTAAAGCAGAGATGGTTGAAGCAATAATTACCTGGAGTATATCAGGTGTTATTCTTTTAGTAGGTGCAGGTACTCTAGGTTTTATAATTTATATGGTGGCATAATGGCAAGAAACTTGACAGAAAAACAACAGAGATTCCTTGAGGTTCTTTTTGAAGAAGCAAAAGGAGATCCTGTACAGGCTAAAAAACTAGCAGGATATGCTGATAGTGTGGCTTCTACTTCTATTGTTAATACCTTGACAGATGAGATAGCAGATGTTACAAAGAAATTTATAGCACAATCTTCAACCAAAGCAGCATATACAATGTTCTCTGTTATGTCAGATCCTACAGATCTGGGTGTAAAAGAAAAGATGTTAGCAGCTAAAGATATTCTAGATCGTGCAGGATTTACCAAAACAGATAGGGTAGAGGTAAAGACATCAGAGCCTTTATTTATTTTACCTGCGAAAGAAGATGAGTAAAAGAGCAACAACAGCAGACCACCCAACCGAAGTAGACTGGCAGATACCACTCAGGGGAGAACTAGGAGAATGGTATCCTGTCATAAGAGTAGGAAGACACGTACCCTTTGGTTATAAACAAGATGAAACAGATCCAGACTTACTGTTACCTATCCCTGAAGAGTTAGAGTTACTAGAAAAAGCTAAACTATTTCTTCAAGAATACAGCGTAAGAAAAGTAGCGATATGGTTATCTAAACAATCTGGTAGAGAAATATCACATGTAGGGTTATACAAACGTGTCAGAATGGAAGAAAAAAGGCGTAGAGCTTCCTCAAACTATAAGCAGTATGCCAAAAAATATAAAGAAGCGGCAAGGAAAAGCCAGAAGATCGAAGAGAAAAGACTTGGTGGTAGAAACACCAGAAGTCTTGACACAGATGAGGGCTACATCAAACTCGAAAGAGGGGAGTGTTGCCCCTTCTGTGGACAAACAAGAGGTAATATTTGAACCTAACCCAGGTCCACAAACTAAGTTTCTAGCATCTACAGAACAAGAGGTACTATACGGAGGAGCAGCAGGTGGTGGAAAGTCGTATTCGATGGTGGCTGATCCAGTTAGATACTTTACGAATCCACATGCACGAATGCTACTTGTTCGTAGGAGTACAGAAGAGCTACGAGAACTTATTTCTGTAAGCAAACAACTTTACCCAAAGGCTGTTCCAGGAATAAAGTTTATGGAAAGAGATAAGACTTGGGTAGCACCTAACGGTGCAACACTCTGGATGTCATACCTTGATCGTGATGATGATGTTATGAGATACCAAGGACAAGCCTTTAACTGGATTGGCTTTGACGAGTTAACTCAGTGGCCCTCAAGCTACTCATGGAATTACATGAGGTCACGACTTAGAGCTACAAAAGCTAGTGGTCTTCCTTTGTATATGAGGGCAACGTCTAACCCAGGAGGACCAGGACATCAGTGGGTTCGTAAACACTTTATAGAACCCAGTACTCCAGGAGAATCATTCTGGGCTACAGATGAAAGCGGTGAAGTAATTAAATGGCCTAAAGGTCATACAAGAGAGGGAGAACCTCTATTTAAAAGAAAGTTTATACCTGCAACTCTGTTTGATAATCCATATCTTTCAGAAGATGGGATGTACGAAGCTAACCTTCTATCCTTACCAGAACATCAAAGAAGACAGCTACTCGAAGGTGACTGGGATATAAATGAAGGTTCAGCCTTTCCAGAATTTAACAGACAGATACACGTAGTCAAACCCTACGATATACCGTCAAACTGGACTAGGTTTAGAGCTTGTGACTACGGATATGGATCTCACACAGGAGTTGTATGGATAGCAGTTGTTCCAGGATCTGAACAGCTAATTGTCTACAGAGAGTTATATGTTTCTAAAATCATAGCGACTGACTTGGCTGACATGATCCTGGACATAGAAGACGATGAAAAGATAAGGTATGGAGTACTAGACTCTTCACTATGGCACAGAAGAGGAGATACTGGACCTAGCCTAGCAGAACAGATGATCTTAAAAGGTTGTCGTTGGAGACCTGCAGATAGATCAAAAGGCTCTCGTGTATCGGGTAAGAATGAGATACACAGAAGACTACAAGTGGATGAGTTTACAGAGGAACCAAGGCTTGTTATATTTGATAGCTGTACAAATATTATCAATCAATTACCGACAATACCCCTTGATAAAAAGAACCCTGAAGATGTAGATACCAATTCAGAAGACCACTTATACGATGCTCTTAGATATGGTGTTATGACTAGACCTAGAAGTAACGTATTTGACTTTGACCCTAGCTCTCAAAGATCAGGCTTTCAAGCTTCAGACCCCACATTTGGATACTAAGGATTAACTAATGGAAGAAGATGACATCTTTGAATCAGAAGAACTTTACATGGACGATGAAGAGTCCTCTTACGTAGAAGATAAAGAAGACTCTGATGATAAAACAGACAGTAAAGTAGGAACTGTCATTGGCTTTGTAGAGAATAAATTTTCCAAAGCAGATAAAGCTAGGTACTCAGACGAACAACGTTGGATAAAAGCATATCAAAACTACCGTGGTATCTACGGACCTGACGTACAGTTTACATCTACTGAAAAATCTAGAGTATTTGTAAAGGTAACTAAGACTAAAGTTCTTGCAGCTTATGGTCAAATTGTAGATGTTCTCTTTGGCTCTAATAAGTTTCCTATTTCTATTAACCCTACTGTTTTACCAGAGGGTATATCTGAGTCTGTAAACTTTGAGACAGATCCTAACATACAAAGTGCTGTATCAAAAGACAGTTCGTATATGTCTGACAATTCTAAACTACAGCCTGGTGAAACTATCATTGATCTAAGGGAAAGACTAGGATCTTTAAAAGACAAACTATCTCCTGTACAAGACAAGGTAGAAGAAGGACCAGGTGAAACGCCATCTAAGATTACTTTTCATCCTGCTATGGTTGCAGCTAAAAAGATGGAAAAGAAAATACATGATCAACTAGATGAGTCTAATGCTAAGAAACAATTACGTATAGCTGCCTTTGAAACTGCTTTGTTTGGCACAGGTATCATGAAGGGTCCATTTGCTCTTGATAAAGAGTATCCTTCTTGGTCAGAAGATGGAGAGTATAACCCTACTATTAAAACCGTACCCCAAACATCTAGTGTAAGTATTTGGAACTTTTATCCTGACCCAGATGCTAACAACATGGATGAGGCTGAGTACGTAATTGAAAAACATAAAATGTCTAGGTCACAGATACGTGCTCTAAAACGTAGACCATTCTTCAGATCAAATGCAATCAACACTGCTATTGAGATTGGTGAGTCCTACTCTAAAGAGTGGTGGGAACAAGTCATGGAAGACGCAGACCAAGAGACTAGATCAGAAAGATTTAACGTCCTTGAGTTCTGGGGTTATGTTGATACAGACATTTTAGAAGGTCATGATGTAGAGATACCAAAGGAATTAAAAGATAAAGATCAAGTATCTGTAAACATATGGATTTGTAACGGTCAAGTGTTACGCCTTGTAATGAACCCATTTACCCCTGCTATCTTACCATACTACGCAGTACCGTTTGAAGTAAATCCGTACTCGTTCTTTGGTATTGGTATAGCAGAAAACATGGATGATACACAAACACTCATGAATGGTTTTATGAGGATGAGTGTGGACAATGCTGCACTGTCTGGTAATCTTCTTATTGAGATTGACGAAACTAACCTTATGCCTGGACAGGACTTATCTATCTATCCTGGTAAAGTCTTTAGAAGACAAGGTGGTGCTCCTGGTCAAGCTATCTTTGGCACTAAGTTTCCAAACGTATCTAACGAGAACATGCAGATGTTCGATAAAGCAAGGGTGCTGTCAGATGAATCAACAGGTTTTCCTTCTTTCGCTCATGGTCAAACAGGCGTACAAGGAGTGGGCCGTACTGCTTCTGGTATTTCTATGCTTATGTCTGCTGCCAACGGTAGCATACGTACTGTTGTTAAAAATGTAGATGACTATCTACTTGGCCCTCTTGGTAAAGCTTTCTTTCATTTTAATATGCAGTTTGATTACGACAGTGAAATCAAAGGGGATCTAGAAGTTAAAGCAGAGGGTACTGAAAGTTTGATGGCTAACGAGGTTCGTAGCCAAAGACTCATGCAATTTCTTGGCGTTGTACAGAATCCAGTACTTGCACCTTTTGCAAAAATGGATTATATTATCAGAGAGATTGCTAAGTCTATGGATCTTGATCCTGAAAAACTTACAAACTCTATGGGTGATGCAGCTATACAGGCTGAGATCCTCAAGAAGTTTCAAGCAGAAAATCCACCACCACCACCACAAGTAGATCCTAACGCACCACAACAGGGTGCTCCTGCAGGTGTACAGGTACAAGACACAACTGGTTCAGGCGGTGGGCAAATAGGTACAGGGACAGCACCAATCCCAGGAGAGCAGGGTTTCTCAGCTAACACAGGTGAAGGACAAGCATGAGCCTAAAGCAAATAGTAAACAATCACGAAATCTGGGATTCACTGAATCAAGAACTAGATCGAAGACTAAACCACATACACGTACAAATGGAACAAACCTTAAAAGCAGAAGACTTGTTTAGACTACAGGGTGAAGCAAAATCTTTACGTAGGCTAAAGTTTCTCAGGGATGAAGTGAATGGACCTAAACCAGACTAAACCTAAACTTAGACCTAGATCTAAAACAAATGAAAAAACATTACGTGGAAGACCTGTTTGGGTTGATGAAACTGGTGAAATAACTGGTAAAAAAGGAACTAGGTATTCTGAGGTAAGTACTACAATACCTTTTGGCACTGGATGGATTACTGCTCCTACTATTGATGAAAGTGGTAATAGACTTAGTGACGAAAAAGTAAAACAAAGACTAAAAGACAATCAAGGTAAAGACTTTATTACAGGTGAAAAATTACCTGTATTTTCTAGTGAAGAAAAAGCTTCTGAGTATGCACAATGGAGATCAGACACTATGTTTGACAAGGGTGCTATTGAAGAAGGTTTTCCAGAAGAAACTTTTCCTAATCTACCAGAAGACAAAAAAGAAGAGAAAAAAGAAAGTTCAACTTCTTTTAAAGGTTTTATTGAATATCTGTTCACACCTAGTAGACACTTTGGTACAGGTCAGTATAACGAGGGTGGTGTAGCAGAGCAGATGGAGATGTTTGGTTACACTGCTGAAGGAGCACAGCAGGAAGCTGACAAGTTTGTAGGAGAAGCAGGAAACTTAGAGGAAGATATATCTAAGGCTGCATCTTTTGTCGTACCGTTTTATGACTCAGGTGTAAACATAGTAAATGTTGCACAGGAGTACATGAAGCCTGAAGAAGAACGTGACTACGATTATATAAAGAGCCAGTTTACAGAAGCAGGTCAGAGTGCTGCCATAGAAGGTGGTCTACTTCTTATGGGTGGTGTTGCAGGTAAATACGGAGCCAAAGGTATCAAGGCTCTAGCTGACAAAGTAAAACAGTACGAGATAAATCCTACAGCAATGTCAGCATTTGGTGCAGGAGCTATCAGAAAGAAACAACGTTTTACACTAGATGATTTTGGGTACAAAGAAGACAATCCAGTAACTAAAGGTTTTGGAGGTTCAGAGGATTGGCTTTCTGGAAAAATAAAAGAAGCTAATAAATCAAAGAATCTTCTTGATGGAGCAACTACAGCTTTCTTAGGAACTAGTAAAGATAAACCTCTTTTTTTAGATACTGATGTTATCTCTTCTTTAAAAGGAGCTAGAGGTGAGGTTAGAAAAAAAGGAGAACCTCAATATGACAGACTTAAAAAAACTGTAGATAAAGAAGGTTTTGATCCTAATAAAACTATTCTGATAGAGGTAAACCATAAAGGTGAAGCTTACATAATAGAAGGAAACACTAGAGCAACATTAGCAAAAGAGTTAGGTGTTCCAAATATTAAAGCTGAAATCAGATATAAGAATGGGGCAGAGTTAGTAGACAGTCCTTTTTCTCCACAGAATATTATAGAAAAATCTTCTAAGATTAGTTACCCAGAAGCCCTAGCTACTAGTAAAAAACTTAATGAAGAAATGATTTCTGTTTTTCCTAAACCAGAAAGAATGTTTCCAGAAGAATCAAGACCTAAAGGTGGTGATTATTTAAACCCTGCCACAGGAGAAGTTTTATCAGGCAGGAATGTATCAAGTGCTAAACTTAGTATTTCACCAGAGGGTAAACCATCTTTTAAAGTATCTAATGACAACGTGGAAGAAGTAGGATCTGTAGGTAAAGGAAAGACACAAATAAAAACTAACTTGTTTAAAAAGAAAGCAGGTTGGAAGTGGACTAAAGCACCTGAAGGAATGGAAGATATTGCAACTCTCATTTCTGTAGAAAACAGGGGTAAACATTTTTACACAATAGAAACAGATTTTTCTAAAGGTGTTAATCTTAAAAAATATCCTAACTCAAAAACAGAACCAAGACTTAGACCTACTGTAGTTGGTGAGATTGAGATTGGTCCTCAGATTGGAAACATTTCTGTTCGTGGTAAAGAGCATCCAGTCTATCAAAGTATTAGAACATTTAACAAGGGCGGTGCAGTAATGGACGATCAAATGAAGATGGCATTCATGGATGAGGGTGGAATAGCAGATGATGGTATGGACGTAGATCCAGTATCAGGAAACGAAGTACCACCTGGCTCTCTCGCAGAGGAAGTACGAGATGATATTCCTGCACAACTCTCTGAGGGTGAGTATGTTGTTCCTGCTGATGTTGTCAGATACTACGGTGTCAAGTTCTTTGAAGATCTAAGAGATCAAGCTAAGATGGGTTTAGCTGAAATGGAAGCCAATGGACGTATAGGTGGAGAGCCTGTTCCTGCAGGTGGTCCTAAGAACGAAAGTCTTACATCAGAAGAACAGCAAGCAGTAGAAGCTATGATGGGTATGGAGCAGGGTGGTGCTGTACAGAACCCTTATCTACAACAACAGCAACTATATAACCAAGAGCCATCAAAAGCCGTAGGCAACACAATGGGTTATTCTGGAGGTGGTAGCTCTGCTCCTGTAAATCAATTACAGACTCAAGCTATTACACCTACTGTTTACAACCAACCTAACTACTCATTCTTATCCCCTTCAACGACTACTCAAACATCTCAGACAACAGAGCAAGCAATAAACCAAGCTACTCAAAATGCTTTTACTCCAGTGATGATGAGATCTCCAGAAGGTGTTGAGGCAGAAGCTAAGACAAGAGAACAGATGAAGAAGTGGTTAGCTGCAGGTTGGACTATCCTAACTGGCGCACAAACTACAACTACCACAACTGAAGAAACAACAACAACTCCTACTGATACGACTATCACACCTACTACACCTACCAGAACTGGAGGTGGTGGTACTAACATTACTGTAGGTAACAAGTCTGGAACTGGTGGTTTTGGTTTTGGTTTTAAAAACTGGGGTGAAAAAGTAGACTGGAGTAACCCAGATTCTATTAAAACTTTTGTAGAAAATTCTACGCAGGGTTTGCTTGATCCTGGTACTGGTAAAAAAATTACTGAAGTTGGTTTCGGAATCGCAGGTCCAGTAGGAGGAGCGTTAGGTGCTGCAGCAAGTACTGTTCCTTCTCTAGGTTCTTTATCTGATCTAAGGGCTTCAAGATTTATTCTTCAAGCACAGGGTATGGAAACAGACTTTGTTGACGCTCAAATTAAAAAGATAACTGACAACGCTTCAGGTTTTACAAACTTCATAGATAACGTATTTAAAGAAGTAGCAGATGGAGATGCAAAAGCTAGAGCAGCCCTTGATCGTCTTCGTCTTGAGTATACAAGAGATGAAAAGACTGGTGATCCTATCTTTAGTGACGAACAAAAAATAGCAAACAGAGCTAAACTTAAAAAACCTGCTACTGGTGGTGATGCAGCTCCAGGTCCATCAGGTGGACGTGGAACTATTTATGAAAAACCAGGTGATAGAGAAGCTGCAATAAAACCTGTAGGTAGTGGACGTGGAACTATTTATGAAAAACCAGGTGATAGACAAGAAGCTGCAAGAAAAGCTGCTGCAGAAAGAAGAAAGAAAAAAGATAAAAAATTCTTTTCATCTCAGAGTGGTAAAAAATCTATAACTTCTGCAGAAAAGAAAAAACTTGATACAAGAAAAAGTAAAGCCACTAAAGGCTACAAGGGAGGTAGAGCTGAAGGTGGACTAATGAATAAAAAAGGCAACAAGTAAACAATAACTATAAGGCTACCCAGGAATGGTTCCTGGCCCCAACATAAAGGAGAACTTTAAATGCCTGAACTAACTGAAATGGAAAGACCGAAGACTGCAGGTTTTGTAGATCGTGGGTACAACCATACTAAAAAACAAAAACAGATGGAAGCTGAAGAAGCTGAGATTGCTAAACTAGAGGCAAAGGCTCGTGGTGAAGAAGTTACTGAAAGTGAATCCAGTGGCGAAGATACTGATGACACCGAAGTACAAGCCACAGACGATTCCAAACAAGAAGAAACCAAAGAGGAAACCGAAGCACAGGAAGACGATAGTAGCTTAAGTGCCGAAGAGAAATCTTTTAAGAAACGTTATGGCGATTTGCGTAGGCATATGTCAGACAAGGAAAAAGAGTGGAACGAAAGATTTGAAGCTCTAGAAGCTAAAAGTAAACGTGAGGGTATTGTTCCCCCTAAGTCTGATGAAGACATAGAAAAGTGGGCAAGTGAGTATCCAGATGTTGCAGGTATTGTTGAAACTATTGCTGCTAAGAAAGCACAGGAGATGTTCAACAAAGCTGAATCACGGTTACAAGAACTAGATGACGCTCACTCTGAAGCTCAAAGAGTAAAAGCAGAAAACATTATTCGTAGGTCTCACGAAGACTTTGATGAATTAAGACAAGCAGATCAGTTCCATGATTGGGCTGATGCACAACCTAAATGGGTTAAGGATGCACTCTATGAAAATATGGATGATCCTGCATCAGTTGTACGTGTAATTGATTTATATAAGATAGACAACGGTATGACTATATCAGCTAAGAAACAGTCTAAGAAGGCTGCAGCGTCTACTGTTGCTAAAGGTTCTCGAACTTCTATTGATGAAAAAGGTGTACAAGGCACTATTAAAGAGTCTGATGTATCTAGAATGTCATCTAAAGAGTTTGAAGAAAAGCAGGATCAAATAAACGAAGCGATGCGTAATGGCAAGTTTGTTTATGATATAACTGGTTCTGCAAGATAAATGGTTGACATATATTAAGTCAAGCATATAACTACCAGTATCTGACTTGAAGCCTCCGTAAGGACTACCTTCAAAGATACTTTTCTCTAAAGTCTAAACTACAAAGAACTACCTGTTTAAGTATAGGCCCAGTGGTATTCTGTTGCGCAACCGAATGCTTTCTGCACCCTAGAAAACATACAGCCTCTTTCAGGTGTTTAAGCTTTATTCTCAAAGCCAAATATCATGGAGGATTTAATCATGGCTTTTTCAACAGCAGGAGGATACGGTAATTTACCAAACGGTAACTTTTCCAGTATCATATACTCCAAAAAAGTACAGCTTGCTTTTCGCAAGGCAACTGTGTGCGGTGACATCACCAACTCTGATTATTTCGGAGAGATCAGCGCACAAGGAGATACGGTGAAAATTATCAAGGAACCTGAGATTTCTGTGTCGTCCTATGCTAGAGGTACGAACATCACAGCACAGGATCTTGATGATGAAGACTTTTCTCTAGTCGTAGATAAAGCGAACTACTATGCTTTTAAGATTGACGATATAGAGGAAGCGCACTCACACGTAAACTTTATGCAACTTGCAACAGATCGTGCAGCATACCGTTTAGCTGATCAGCATGACCAAGAAGTTCTTGGCTATCTATCAGGTTTTAAACAGTCTGCTTTACATACTGACGCTGACACAGTTAATGACCAGACAAATGGTTCAAAAGCTGTATCAACAGCAGGTTCAGACGAGTTGTTATCTTCAATGAAACTTATCAAGTCTTCATTTGGTAACATTACTGGCTCTCCAGGAGATCATTCAATTCCTGTAGCAGCACGTTTACCAGGTGCAACAGCACTACCAACAGCAACTGTTTCTCCTGCGATGATTATATCACGCATGAAGCGTTTGTTGGATCAACAACAAGTTGACTCACAAGGTAGATGGCTCGTAGTTGACCCAGTATTCATGGAAATATTAGCAGACGAGGATTCTCGATTCTTAAATGCTGATTACGGTGAATCAGGTGCTCTACGTAACGGTCTAGTACTGAACAACATGCATGGCTTCAGACTCTATACTTCCTCAAACCTTCCTTCAGTAGGTACAGGTTCAGGAACTACAGGCTCTGCAAACCAAAACACTAACTATGGTGTTATTGTTGCCGGACATGATTCTGCAGTCGCAACAGCGGAGCAGATCAGCAAGACTGAAACTTACCGTGACCCTGACAGCTTTGCTGACATTGTTCGTGGTATGCATCTATACGGCAGGAAGATTCTTCGTCCAGAAGCAATCGTAACTGCTAAATATAACGCAGCGTAAGGGGAGATTGAATTATGGCTTTAGGTGATAATACACTTCAATCTGCAAGGGGAGCGAACAGCAACC